AATACTTCTTAAGATAGCAATAAGACAGAAGTGATGAGTAAGTATGCCGCCAGAAAATTCGTCCAAGAGTCTTACGACACCAATGATGCTTACGGAAAAGCTGTAGTAACAGCTTGGCTAAAGACCCAAGACTGGGTAGACCATATCATAGATGAAGAAGATTATGGCGTAGACCTTGAAGCCATAGACCACAATGGTCGTTCACAATTCTTCGAAGCAGAAGTCAAGGGCAACTACCCCTGGACCGACAAAGATTCCTTTAAGTTTGATACTGTATCTTTCCTTGGGAGGAAAAAGAAATGGGAAGGCAAAGGCTTTTACTATGTGCTTGTATGTGCAGAGACCCAGGCTCTGTGTATCGCTCATTCCTCAGAGATATTTAAAGAAGAATACAGAGAGGTTCGTAGGATAAACACCTCCCATCGACAGGGACTTGATGCCTTCTACAGAGTGCCTAAAGACATATGCAGATGGATTACACCGAAATAGAACTTGTACTGCCAAAGCCTCCAAGCTTGAACAAAATCTACGCTGGTAAGCATTGGGCAGTTAGAAAAAAATACAAAGATGATTACAAAGTTATCTGTCAAGAAGCTCTATCAAAGTACGACAAGTTTACCTGTGAAGGTATTAAGATGGCTATATCGTACAACAGCCGTATGGACATTGACAATGGTATTCTTGTTTCAAAGTTTCTCGCTGATACCCTTGTCTTTGAAGGTGTTATACCAGACGATAATAAAAAATACTACACGGAAGTAAAAATAACCTACGATGGTGACCTGCCAAAGGACACCTACAAAGTAATACTAATATGTAAAAACCTAAAGTATGATGAGCAGTCGTAACTACAGAACTTGTAAATTAGTAAGAGAACAGATTGACCTTTATCTAAGGGACATGGCCATTCTGTTTACAAACCTTGGCTTAGATTCTACACCCGAAGAAGTGGCAGAAGCTTATCGTAAAGAAAATGAATACATAGATAAGATAGCTGCTTTAGATCCTGCCAAGGCATTATCTATTAGACCCTATGGAAATTGACCACCCATATTTAGAAATCACATCCTCAGAGGCTGACTTCATCATAGACCTTTATGAAAAGATTAGAGAACTTGTATTGGCAAAACAAAAAGTCACACTTGTTCGTTTGGGTTATGAACTCAACATCAATGCCTCAGAACTTTCAGATTACCTATTTGAGATTATTAGAATAGTAGACAAGGTTGAAGAAGAGATACGACAAAGAGAGAATTGAGAAGGAAGCTTTATTGTCTGTCCAACAAGGGCAGATGACAGAGCATCTTGGTCGTTTTATCCTTGAGAGAAGTGAAGAGATTGTCAACTATTCCTTTATCACCAATGGCAACAGAGAACTTAGACAAGGTCTTATAGACGATGCAGTAATGCGAGTCTTAGAGAAGTTCTTTACCTACTACGAGCCAGGAGGCTCAGCTGCCAACCTAATCATCTCCATGATATACTCCTCTATGTACAATAAGATTAAAGGTCTTAATTGGAAGGATCAGTACGGGCAGAAGATTAAGGGCAAGATGATTTTTATAGAGAACGGAGAAAGATTTACACGTTTAATTAAATATGTAAAGGACGATAACATAAGTAAAAAGATATGATTGGATTTTTAAAAGGACTAAGAGCTTTAATATTGTTAATATTACTTTTACCATTTATTATTTTAGCATTTGTATTTAGCCTTGTACAAAGGTTTGGAGGTGTTGAAGCAGATGACACCGTTATTGGGAAAATGAACAAATATTTATTCTAATGATTGAGATTTATAACGATTGGATTTTAGTATCCTCAGTAGGATTGATGTTCTCATTCCTATTTATTTTTGAACCTTACGGTTGGGTGATGGAGAGACTATTGCCTTTTAAGCCATTTAACTGCGTTCTGTGCCTTTCTTTCTGGGTGAGCCTACTACTTTATAGTTACTTAGGAGAAAACCCGTTATACGCCATTTATACAGCTTTTATTGCTGAACTGTCTTACAGAAAGCTTGTCAATGAGCAATAGAAAAAATGTAAATTCAAATAGTGAGTGGCTCTTTCTGTACTGGGAAGAGCCTATTTTTTCTAATGACAAATCAGAAGACAATGAAACTGATAAAATCTGTTCGACAAATAAATAAGATTATACTACACTGCACTGCCACACCAGAGGGCAGAGAGGTAGATGCTGAGACCATTAACAGATGGCACAAAAACAGAGGTTGGTCAAGTATTGGATACCACTACGTTGTCAAGCTTGATGGTACAATAGAAGAAGGCCGTAGCGTTCATATGGTTGGGGCACATACCAAAGGACACAATACAGGTAGTCTTGGAATCGTATATGTGGGAGGATGTGATGCCAAGATGAAAGCTAAGGATACAAGGACACCAGAGCAAGATACTGCTCTTACAAACCTACTCACTGTCTTAAAAGAGAAATACCCCAATGCAACTATTCATGGTCACAATGAATTTGCAGCCAAAGCTTGTCCGAGCTTTAACGTCCAAGAAGAGTATGAATTTTTAATAAACAACTAACCTAAATGAACAACACAGACCTTGGCTTTGAGAATGACTTCCAAGACTTTATTAACGAACTTGAGACTTCAGAGAAGAACACCAACGCTTGCAGCATCGATAACCCCGACTGCGAAAACTGTGGAAGCTAACACTATGAAAGATGAAAAACCCAATCAAAAAAATACTCAATGCTGGTGCGAAGGAGACTGTCCAAGCTGTAGCCAATGTGGTGGATCAATTTGTCCAAAACCCTCAGGAGAAGGAAGCTGCTCGTGCAGCCATTGAGAATGAGATAACAAGAAGATGGGAGTCCGATGGATTGACAGACTCCTGGCTTTCTAAAAACGTAAGACCCCTAACCCTTGCCACTGTGATGGTGTTCCTTGTGCTAATGACCTTCTTTGAAGGATTCGGTATAAGTAGTGTTAATGAAAGGTGGATTGGATTATGGGAGCTGGTAAGCGTAACGGTAATCGGGGGCTACTTCGCAGTAAGAACAGTAGACAAGAGAACCAAAGTAAAATAGTGTGGTGCGAATATGCACCAGTAGAATGTACTTGTTTAGGTACAAACTGTAAAAAAAGAGGAGGACATTAGTCCTCCTTTTTGTTTTTAAGCTCCCCGGCTATGATGATCAACGCTATCGTTGCAGGGGCTATACACATTGCAAATTGCCAAGCTTCCATTATCTACTTTTTAGTCTATCGTTTTCCTTCTCCAAGTATTCTACCTTAACTCTCAGTGCAGAAACCTCTTGAGTAAGTGCCAAAACCTGATCCCTTAGCTCGTCTTTCTCATCGCTACTTTGCGCCAATAAAGCCTCAAGATTTCTTACCCTGTTTTTTAAATCATCTCTGTACTGCACTCCATCGTTGTTTTCTAATTCTGACTTTCTCTCCTCAGACTTTACCTTTAGCCTTGCCTGCAGGAATTGCCATATACCTGCTGTACCGGCAACAGAAACTACAGTGATGATTATTTGTGTTAAGTTCTCCATTACAAGCCCTTCTCCATTTTCTCCTTAAACACTCGTACAGTATTCCAAATAGCAAAAGCCATAATGATGACCCATCCAATACGGCTGCCATTAAGCAGACCACTGACAAACAGATTCTCTACAGTGCCTATGGCAATCAATGAAGCTATCTGTACAGCTATCAATCGCATTCTAAGAGTACCGTTCCATAGCACTGCCCACATTTGAAATGAACCTGCCAAGATACCTGCAAGGATAAGTGGCAAAGAAGGGTTTTCAAAGTCTACACATAGAGCTGCAGGAAGTGCAAAGATATGGCACACAGCAATCAACACCTCGTTAGGCTCAGAATCAGAATACCAGAATAGGCTTACAGCCTTTTTTAAACCTTTACTCATTAGTAGTTTAGTGTTACCGTTACACCAGTGCAATCTGTATCGTCCTTGCCATCCTCTGGGTAGAACACCGATCCCTGGTAAGAGTCATCCTCATCAAACAAATCGTTATCACAGCCATCAGCAGTAGCTGTAGCCTTGATAGTATCATCGTCAAGGATGTACTTAGTAATACGCTTATTTATGTAAGAAAGCTTGCTTTCAATAGTAGAAGATATAGTATCTAATATATATTGGTCTTGCTTATCCTCCTCGTTCTTTGTTCTTGAAGCCTCTGTTCTAAGGATAGAGATAGCAGCCTTTGCAGAGTACATGGCCAACGAATACTTGACCAACTTAAACAACCCCTCTTCTTCGGTGTTTAGCGTTTGATCAACGACCTTAGCCTCAATATCCTCGTAAAGGCAAGTGCCCAACAAATCTTGTATAGAGGTAAACTGCTCAAGCTGTATGATAGACAACAAAGCTCCTCTGTCCATTCTCTTCGGTAAGGGAAAGTTCTGGTAGAGGTAGTTATCATCTATAAAGATTACATCAACCATTGTTTATATCTTCTGTGTTAGCACCCTTGATGCTTTCCAAATTAATATCTTCTTCTACGATGCTCAAGTTCATCTGATCGTAGCCTACAGTGCTCAAGATTCTGTTTACTGAGTCTAATAAAACTTCCCTGTTCGGAAGCGTTTCAGTAGCTCTAAAAATCTGGTACGCTGTAACCAGTTCGTTGCCCGTTCCTCCAAGTTTTCCCGAAACCATAACACCGAAAAGGGTAGGAGAAGTAACATTATGGGCAGTAAGTATTTTTGCATCGTTAAGCTTTGAGAGGACATCTACAGTTTTATCAAGGTTAGAGATGTCTAACGGTGTAAACTTAGGTGCATCCTCTTCTTTTTTAACCCAAGAAACAATAAAGTTGTCAGCATCAGCACCTGTAAAAGACTCCTTAAACTTCAAGTATTCCTCTCTCTTCTGCTCGTTGCTCATATTTCTACCAATGAAGGTAGCCAATACCTTAGGAGTAAAGCCGTTCTCAGCTGAGTTCTTAATGTGCTTACCAAAGGAGAAGTCACTCTCTATGTAGTGAAACGCAGAGATGTAGTTAGGAACACCGTAGTAT